GCAATTGCGCCGGGGATCTCCCGTGTCGGCATACAGGCAGTATGCAGGGCGATCGCTTCGGCTATGTCATTACGGGTGACGAGAGGTTTTTTCATAAAACCCCCTGAACGTCGGCAGAGAAGGGGAGGCTCCAGTAACTAAGTGAATTGCGCGAGTTAGTTGAAAAACGGGCAGTAAAAATGCAGGGGCCATCAGGCAATTGAGAGCGTGCTTCGTCTTCAGTTGCTGCGATAACGAAGTGATAGTGGTGTTTTTTACAGGAATAGAAACGCCAGATGAATTCTTGGCGTGCGCAAGGATTGGCATTAACCATAGTTACGGCCTCACTAACAGGTTTAACAACCTGCTACCCGCTGCTAAACAGGTGGCAGGACGTGACGGGGTTAGCAGACTGGCGTTAGTGAAACCAGCAGGCCGAAGCCTCCCCATCACGCCCCACCATAATTTGGGCGTAACGCGGTTTTACGGACACAAAAATACCGCAATATCGGATATCTGCGGTTGTCCGCACTAACATTCAGGCTGCTAAACCCGGTCGCAGAATTTGCTACGACGGCGGAACTATAAGCCTGAACGATTAAAAGGTCAATATGATGCGAAAAGATAGCATTCGCGACTTAAAAATACAAATTTATTAGAGCATTGTGTGCTTAATAAATACACAATTGGATCTAATAACCTCTTTTTTTTAAAGGCGAAAATATGTACCCTAAATGAGTTATAAGGCAGGTGAGGTTATAATGAGAAAACTATTACTACCGTTATTATTTATAGCTGGGGCTGTTAATGCAGCATCAAGCGTAAAGGAGATTTGTACCGATTATACGAAATACCTTGGGCACGTTTACGGCTTTGCTGTCAGTCAAGACGAATCCATGCGCAAGAAGTTACTGTCAGATATGAAACGTCTTAAACTTTCTGAAGCGATGGTGCAGCAAGAACTATATAAAGTCGCAACCAACGAAAATGCTAAATATCAATATTCTCGCCTATTAAATCCCGACGCAAACGAGATCAATCGAAGCACTTTCGATTATATGGTAAAGGCATGCGAAACCGCTCCTGATTTTGCTATCCCTAGCTGGGGGGTGCTGGTGGCTAGCAATGCCGTTAATAAAGAAGATGTTGGAAGAAATGGCATTGACTCAATCAGAAATGCCCCAGGAATGCGCCATCAAAACGTGCAGGGTACGCTTGAAGAGCGAGCCTCATCTTCTGTTGGTGCAATAACGAAGTGATAGTGACGTTTTTGGCAGGAGTAAAAGCGCCAGATAAATTCAGGATGAGTTGGGGTAGGGATAGTAGCCATATTGGCAGCCTCCTTAGACGTTGGTATGTAACCACCGCAGAAGAGACCAATCTTGCTGGCGGTGGACTGTACGGAGTTGGCCTTACTGGCGTCCAAGGTAACCAGCCTACCCGAAGGTAGCCCCATACAGCCCACCATTGTAGAGGTGTGCGTGTACGCCGATACAAAAAAAGACGCGAGCGGCGTCTGTATCGCCTTAGACTTAAGCGGGAGGCCAATCCCGGCACCCGTTTTAATGAGGTGCCTGATAAGCATAAACCGAAAATGCCTCAAGGCGCAAGAGGTCAGGCTCAATGTAACATCGGTAGTTAAAAAACACAATTTATTAGAGCAAATATTCATTCATTAAGCCATGCCAGAGCTTCATCAACCTGCGCTTCGTCTTCGACGCTAAGCACTTCATCTTGGGGAACATAGTTCGCCAACATAGCGAAACAATATGTATCCCAATGGTCCGGTGAGTGCAGGTTGAGTTTTTTCTTCATATCTTCCTTTGACATCACCTTCCATTGACCTGCGGAATTTATCCCTACCGGTATCTTTGATGCTTCCTCTATAGTCGCAGCCCCCTTATCCAGCCTCATACGACCTGATTTTACAGCTTCTGCCGCCTGAATATTCGCGAAAGCGCGCATATCGAAATAAAGGCTTTTATCTTCACGGCTGTGCATCTTTTTACCCCAGCGGATACGCTGGACGGTAATACCATAGCGTTCGTACATCAGATCAGCCGTCGATTTCCCCAAGCCATCGCCATCAATAGCTATGGTGATATTTGGGAATCGCTCAGGATTACATTCTGCGAAAATTTTGGCGGCAAGCTGCGTTTCTGTAACGTCTGTGTATTCCAGCATTCGATAGTTGATTACACGGCGTTTATTTCTCTGGCCGGACACCATCATGATATTGATAACGGACTTATCCCGTCCCGTACCACCAGCAACGTCCACACATGCAAGCCAGCCCCATCCTTTGGCAATCTTGACTTTCCGCCGCGTCGCACGTTCAACCTCATCACGTCCAAGAAGGAAGCCATCCTGTGATTTAGGGAATAGTCCGCGTACCTTAATCATGTACATAGGGTTATCACGCCCGCCGTACTCCGCCAGCTTCATTTTGATAAATGCTGGCGTTACCAGCGGTGATTCCTCACTGTTAAGCGTGATCGCCGTATAAACGCCATCAGGGTTACCAGGACGCTTGGCCAGTTTATGGTGAGTATCGTAGAAATAGCCGCTTGGGCGTGTAGGCTGTGACAGTAATAAGATGCGGTTATCCTGTCCGGTAAGAGCACCGGTGATGATACCGAAAGCTCTATCACTGACACCGGAGGCTTCATCGATAATATACAGAAGATGATCTGCGTGTTCACCGGCGAGAGCTTCTTCACTTCCCAGACGAAAGCCCTTCGGTACTACAGTCCATACACCTTTACCAGTAACCTCATAGAAAGCGGTTTCTGTCAGAACAAAATAATCAGCAAGCCATGGAAAACGGCTGGTGGCAGTAGCCCAGTTTATCTTGATGTACTTGAATATACCGGTCATTACCTGCTGAATTTTGTTCGCAACGATAATGGCGCGGGCACCGGGATACATGATTATGAACAACATGATCATGATAGAAGTCATGTCTGATTTCCCGGTACCGTGACCAGACGAAACAGATGTCTTGCTACCCTGTTCCTGCACAGACTCAATAATCAGATCCTGCTGCCAGGTAGGTGTTTTGCCGAACAAAACATCAGCGGCAGCAATCCAGTCATAACGATATAGCGCCACCAGCTCGCGCCAACGTGGATCCGTTACGCAACTTCTGGCCATTAATCATCATCCCCGTATAGCTTGCGGGTAACTTCTTCGTCTTCCTCCTCGTCTTCGTCCAGGTCTTGTTCCAGCCATGGGTCGTTTGATACACCTTCAGTATCAACATCTCCATAACCGCCTGTATCAACGATATCGGCGATTTCTTCCCTACGTTGCTCAATCCACAATGCAGCATCGGCGCGGCGGTTGGCGGCCCGTTCTCGCGCAACTTTGTCCAGATCTTCAAGAGAAGGGCCACCGACGGCAGTTTGCCTTTCCTCATCATCGGCATTTGTCTTAGGAGCACGCAGATCGGCTTTGATTTGCTCCAGCATCAGGGGCGGCACTTTCCCTCCATGCGCCTCGATGAATTCAGCCGCTTCCAGCACTGACCAGTTATTTTCACGCTTTCGTTCGTATGCCAGCTTAACAATGCCAGCTTGCCCCATAGATAAAGCGTGCTTTTCCGCCTCCCGGCTTTCTTTTCGATAGTTATTGCGGATGCTGTAAATGGTGTTGATCAGGCTGCTTATCTGCGCGGAACAGCTGTTTAGCATGCTCGCGATACGGTATTCAGGCGGAGTACCTTCATCATCGTCTTTTTGCTGATCGCGCATTTCCTGCACCAAGCGAATACACGTATCCCGGGCGTTCTCCAGCATAAGGAGATGAGAAAGAGACTTTTCCAGAAGAGTGGTTTCCAGAACATCAGCTCCGGAACGACGCAACATAGCGCGCGCGGCCTTCCGCGCTTCAACGTTATCTATCAGGTAATCGCCCGCTTCGAATTCAAAGCGTTCACCATCATCATCCAGGGTGTCGCGTTCCAGGCGATCACGTAAGGTCCGGTGGGCGCGGGTGATCACGTCATGATCATCTGAACGATCATTTATGCGCTTATTTTGGCGCTTCGCATTCTCGACTGCGGCACTGACAACGGCATTAACCCTTTGTTTTTCCGCTATTTCAGCCGCAATGTGATCACCTGCATGTTGATCATTAGAGTGATCAATGATCATGCTTTTTAGTGGCTTCCTGACTGGCTTATTTGGCTTGCGGCTGTCCGCTGTCCTGGTGTCTTCTTTGAAGGCACGGAGATAACGACGTGCAGTATTAGGGTTAAGATTAAACTCGGCGGCATACTGTGCGATGGTGTAACCACCATCTCGCGCCAGGCGAGCAAAATTCTTCTTGTGATCGTCCCAGGTCACTTATGCTTCCTTTCGTAAAAACTCTTTTTGACGCGAGGGTAACGAAAGTCACATGTCAAAAGGCCCGGAACGGGCAAGCAATCAATCAGATACGTGCGGATGTGGCATTACCGTAATGACGGTGCTGACGGGCCACCTTATTGAAAAGTTGACGCGCCATTACCCAAGGCTGGTGCTCCCGGCGTTCCTTTTCGTCCTGCGTCATATAGAGTTCGTTCTGGAGTTTTTCATCAAACCGGCGCGGAGCGCGGCTACGGCGAAAGAATTCAGGATTCAGAGAGTGGATCTGAAATCTACGTGGGCGTGTACTGTCATCAATCAAAACAGACGAATACTTAGACACAGCGATAGCCTTTAAGCGCAGATAAACATCGCGCTTATCGACATCCAGATGCGGGTATTCCTTTTCAAGAATTGCTGCGAGTTCTTTCGCTGATAGAAGAGATTTAGTGCGGATCATGTAATCCGCAATCTCGTACGATGTTATTCGTGAGTGATTTATTTCCATGAAGTGGCGTCCCTGCCAGTTAAGTAACATCCTGTCACCTACTGATTAGCCCATGTCAACTAATCAACGTGGAATATAATACCCTCGATTAAAGAAATAGCAACACATTAGAGCAATTTTATCTAACACTCGACGAGTGACTTGTGATAGCGCCGACTCCAAGCGCGTAATCAAAGAACAATCGTTGATGCATCGCCAGCCTACCGTGCGTCTTCTCCCAATTATCGCGGTCACGCTCAATATCACGCTGGCATGACTGGCACAGAGGAATTGCGTAAATGTCATGCGCGCATAATCGACTATGACGAACGATATAAGGCGTAATGTGAGCGCCAGCTCCCGCAGCTCCACACCCACAGCATGGACGGGAAGCAACAAAGTCCATGTACTCAGGTAATTTTAGCGATTGCAGTTTTGGTATTTTGAAATGCGCCATGCCAGGGTCGGAGTCAACATCCACAGGGCATACTTTTGCACGCATCGGCGCGGCGCGTTCTTCCATCATCTGAACATATGCTGTAGCGCGATCGTCATACGGGCGAATATCCGCCTCTTTCAGAGGTCCGCTATCCTGCGTTGCTGCCTTAATCTTATTTATTGATATACGGCAGACTTCTTCCGGCATAAGGTGCATCATGTCGCGCATGAAAGCCCACCAGCACAGTTCCTGAATACTTAAATCATGGCCATCTGAAAGCCCCATTTCCTGACGGGCGACATCCAGTATCCAGTTAACGCGATTATTATGCAGCGTTTCTTTCAGCTCATTAAAACCACGCATCCTGTAATGGTTATCGTGATGCCAGCACAACAACACCGCGCTATTGTCTCGTTCTGCGTGGACAATATGGTTGTCACACCAGCTACGATCTGCGGCCTGGCATTGCCCCTCTTTCCTGCGCAACCACGCCACCAGCGCGTCAATTCCACCAATACGGCGAAACAGTTCATCGCTGTTAAAAAACGGCTGCAACGCCTCATTTGTTGCCATAGTTTGCTCGGAAACAACGAGGCCGTCGTCCATGTGCTCGATTAACTCACGCGGCACCGGCTCCATAATAAATTTACGGCCAGCCTCCACCAGCTTTCTGACTTCCTGATCCACTTTGAATGTGGCGACGCCAAGCTCTTTTTGTACAAAGGGAGTAATTACGGCTTTCACATCACACCTTTCATCACTGATTGGGCTTTATCTGCTGCCCGGCATTCTCTGTTTAAGCACAACCATTTCCTGACGGCATAACACAGCAATAGCAGTCCTGGCTCCAATTTGCTTACCAACCAGGTATTGCTTTACCTTGCGGCGACTCACGCCATCAAGAAGCATCTTTAACGCTTCACGGGACAATTTGTTGTATTTACGTGCCATTAATCTACTCCGCGGAACCATACAATCTACGTAACGTGTCGGCGACAGAAGATACAGATATCTCTCCGGTCGCAGCCCCTACGGTAAGGTCTACCAGTTCAGGTGAGTCAAATACCTGCACCCCGTTACGGCGTAGGAATAGCAGCGCACTGTTTAGCGCGGTACGCTTATTGGCATCATTGAATATATGCCCTCTCGCCGTAGCCACCAGGTAGGTGGCGGAGACTTCGAAAAGGTCGGTGATCTCTTCGTAGGCAACTCTGGCCTGAACTCTCCCGATAATGGCCTCTGCCCTACCCGGATCTGACATTCCCGGCAGGCCGCCGTAGCGGTTTATATTCGCATCATGAAGCGCAATAAGTTCTTCCGGTGATATATGCCTCATTATCGGTTAACCAGTTCCTTGTTGGTGGAGTCCAGGGTGTCAAACAGGGATGCAAATTCAGCATCCAGCGCCGCTTTTTTGTAGGCTTCGAAAGTAGCCTTGCTGACAATTACTGCTGGCTCACGGCCTCTGCGGGTGATTTCAACCTCTTCCCCGGCTTCAACATTGTTGAGCACTTCAGAAAGGTTGCCACGCGCGGTACGGAAGTTAATGGATTGCATAAACACCTCGTGTACTCGTTATGTGTACACAATTATAAACTTCACAGGCATAAAGCACCAGCACTTTGCAGCTTAAATCACCGGACAATCATCAAATTCCCCACTTCGGGCATCATTGATGACATGAGTGATCACACCAAAAACAGCATTACTACCCGTGTAACCATCGTCATCTACTGGTAACGCCTCTTTCTTCCCGGTGCTTAAATCCTCCAGGTGCTGGCGCGGATACTTTCGGTATCTCTTTATGCGATATTCACCCTCCATAGCGCAGACAAGCAGCGAACCATCAACCGGAGTAAGCGAGGAATCAACCACCAGCAAAGCACCCTGCAATATTCCCTCACGGTGATGGCTGTCTGCCGCCCGCATGAAGTAGGTCGCTGATGGATGCCTGATTAGTTGCTGATCAAGAGAAATTCGGCTTTCAACATAATCCGCCGCAGGAGAAGGGAAGCCCATAGCGTTTTCACCTCAACAATACTGTTCATTTATACAGTATACATTAAAGAGACACCTTTGGTGCAAACGCGTTACGTACATCAACCACCGCTGATGATTTTGTGCGCTTTGCTACTATTCATCACCAACGGATCAGCGTAACCTCGTTGCCAATCAGTTAATAAGGAATTAGCTATGCCTGCCCGCATTCCTCTCGATCCTGTATTGCCCAAAAATTTTGACTGCACTCCTAACGAGAAACGCTCTAAAGCTCAGCTGGACGTCTGGTGGGACCATCCCTATGGGGTTACACAACCTGACGGGAAAATTGTTGTTTATTGTCTGAATGGTGGCGCGTGGGACCGTCCATCCGTGCTTGGTTTGGCAAATAACTATGATGAAGCCTGTGAACTTGCCGAAAGACAGCAGGCAAGCTGGGTAAAAACACGGTCTGAACCGACATTCATGTTTTCAAAAGAACCGCCATTTATACTGGCGAGGATGCCGCAGCGACCGGATCATCAACAATAAATTGTTGCTGAATTTTCCTCAAGGGATGAGATGAATCTCTTCTCATTAAAGCAGGAAGAAAGGGATCGCGTCGAAGTGTCTCCAACTCTCGACCACAACCGGATGAACCTGGCCCAACTCGCCTGGTACAGCAAAGAATTAGAGATGTCTATTGCCCGACTTGAAAACGAAAAAGCTGCTATCCAAGCCCAGCATGAAGTAGTTCTGAACCGGATTAGAGAAATGCAAAACGATAATAGAGGCTAAATCGAGGTAGAAAACACATTGTTTAAGGCCACTAATTGTGGCCTCAAAGGGGAGAGATGCTTATTGGCTATGGCTAAAAATCAAATGAGACACTTCATGTGGTTGTAGCTCGTCAAGATCCGGGGCCACAAAACCTTTTCCGAAAGACTTCACAAGTAATTCACCAGCCGCATCATTGTCACCTATTACACGAAAGTCATACGGCAGCATCGCAAGTTGACGGCGTAATCCTGCGGAGAAAGTCGAACCTAACAGCGCCCACGAATTGCCGCCCGCGTTGTGTACAGCTGCGCTCTTAAAAATAGACTCAGTTATCCATATTGGGCCATCTTTTAAAGGAAGATAGGTTCCCCAAAGTAACTGTCTGCCATGTGATCGCGTGAAATACCGGGCCATCTTCGGATTGCTATGCTGCTTAGGAGCACCTGGTCTATATGTCTGATACCCAGCCAACATCCCATCAAACCTGTATAGAGGGAATGTAACTACTCCTTCACTTTCATCGATCCACTGTCTATATGGGTGTATATCATGGCGGTAGTTACGAGTTAGCAAATGAGCTTCCAGCTTTCCAAATTTTGTCATATTCCGTTCTTCCTGCATACTGGGCATGTGTTCTCTGTGAAATATGGGAAACTATTATCCAGCTCATCTACCCACTGTTTATGGTCGAAGCAGAAAAATATCTCCCACGGCATTCCATATTCTTCCATCCATAGGCGGATCTGCATTTCTATTGGAATCGGCGGTATTGCAGACACCATATCAACAGGATAACAGTTCAGACGACGTTCCAGTTCTTCTACTCTCTTCTGGAGATGAAATATCCGATCCAGATGCACACGCCGCTCCCGTGCCATTTTAAAATAAAGCTCGCCGGTCATCATTAACTCCTACATTCAGGGCAAGAGTTCCCTTCCGCAAAATAGGGGAAACTGCTATCAAGCTCATCACACCATCTGCGATGGTCGTAGCACCAAAACGCCTCCCACGGTGCACGGAAATACTTCATCCACCAGGACACTCGATCAGGTATATCTGCTGGTGGCAGCTCTTCTGGCAATAATTTGCCTGATAATTCCCTTTCCGCCCGCGCCAGCATTCCTTTTAGACTCGCATTCTCTTTTTCAAGAATATCTATGCGCGCCTGTAACTCAGCTTTCGTTGGCATGGTCCGCCTCATGCTTTTCAGCCACCAGCGGCAATAAAGCCCTGGCCATCTTATGAACCAACAGAGCATCGATAATGCCAAGCGTATGCCCCGGCTTAATGTTTAATGCCGCCTCAAGGTGACACCTTTCCAGGTCACTTTTCTCGGCTTGTTTATGATGGTCTGGCGTAATAACGTCGCCCAAAACACGGCTAATTCTTTCTCGTAATTGCTGGGTGCCAGCACACTTGATCGCTGTATCGTGGAGACGGTTAACCAGTTCGCGATAAACATGCGGCTTAATGCGGATACGTTCACCTGTGACGCCCTTTCCTGGCGCTGGCACCGAACTATCCGGAATATCCGGAATATCCGGATAGTTGCCAGCCTCGTAAGCTACCCGCAGCCAGTGCATGAATGTTTCAGTGGACACACAACCACAGTCCACATCGATTTTTCCGCGTTGCTGTTCCAGCCACTGCTCAAAATTCAATCTACACGTATTACTTTCATGTTGCTCTTTTTGTCTCAAGGCCAGCACCTGTTGGGCCAGTTCCAGAACGATACCGGGTGACGCTAACCTCTCAAATTCCAATAAATAGTTTGCGTCAGGATGACAAGTAGCCTCGCCTGCAAAAAATACCAATTGCTGTAAGTATGCTGTCGTTAGAGTAGTCATTTCTTTTTGCGCCATTTCTTTTCACATTCCTTAGTCCATTTTTCAATGTTCATTTTGGCAATATCAGTCATTCCATCACCTAAGAAATACTTTTTCCGGTACGTCTTGCACTTAAACCACACTACAACAGCCACCAGCCAGAAAATAAAAGGCCATACGGCAATACCAACTCCAGCCGCGATAAAGCCCAATATCCATAAATGAAGCTCTCCAACTTCTGTTTCCGGCAATATTCTTAAAGAATTAAACAGCAGGCTGAACGAATGGTCGTATGCATTGGCAGTATAAGACATGCAATCCATATAATTAAAGTCATAGCCTGCGGCTGCCGCCCATAATGGGCGGTCAAGAAAATGTTTTAGTGTCATCATATTAATTTAAGGTTCAGGCCAGTTATCTTCAATAGCAATGCTTAATCTTTGTAGCCATTCTGCTAATTTCAGCATTGCTTCTCTTTCGCTTAAACCACACGGAAAATCATCAAGCGATATTGTTGGCTTGAAGTTTCCCAAATTATCCATTTCAACGGTCAGATTTTGCTCCAGAACGGTATTTCTTACGCGGCTATTGTGCCGAAGCAAATATACTGAACGTGATTTATTGGTTTTGTGGTCGAACGTATATTCGGTAAGTATCATCTGACTTCCGCCATGATTATTACCGCGCCACATAATTACTCCGTGTTAATTGAAATTTAGCTATTAATCTTCACTTTTATCGCGAACACCTTTACCGGTTTATCACCGAAGTGTGGATGTGTGATTGTTTTTATTTCATATCCGTTATACGGGACGTCAATTCTGCGACTGAAGTCTTCGCGCTTCGGATATCCCTTTGTGATAATCAGGCGGTCATACTTACAGTTAACGAGGCGCTTATTCCAGTAGTCATTACACAGGCGATACTCTTCCGTTTTCTCCCCGCGAATCATGGCATCGAAGTATTCACCTTTAACGGCAAGTTGCAGGTTAGCCATTACCGCACCTCCAGTCTCCATACCGCCTGACCAATCCGGCTGGCATAGGTATCTTTGGATACTGCTCCGTCTTTAGCCAGCTCCATAAGAATTTTGCGCAAATCTGCCGAACGCCATTCTTCATCAGGAAATTCCTTCTCCATTGCCAACCGCAAATTCCAGGTTGCCATCCTGAATGGATATTCCCCGCCGAGAGCTTTCTCTTGCAGGGCAGCACGGGAACGCATCACCTGCAAAACCTTCTCTTTTACATCCATCATTTTGCCTCCTGCGGCGGTTCTGGTAACGGCATCCAGTGGGTTACACCGCCAATTGGCTCATCGTCGTCGTACTCCAATGCGGCTATATAGAACCCGTCACGACGAGAATAAGAAATCCCTGACATTACAATGCCATCAGAAACAACAATAATGTCACCCGTTTCTTCCGGCATTCGCTCACTACAGCTTATCCAACTATCCGGAGTTACCGGAGAGTTGCCAGCCAGTCTACGCAAAACAGCCTTAACAGCCTCAATACGGTCATCATCGCAATTTTCCAGCGTATCTATGCGGTCGAGCATGATGATGGCGTTATCAATATCAGGATTGCCAGTCCACTCATTACCGCGATTGGATTCGGCAGCCTGGTTGCCAGATGCTGGTTGATTGTCGGCTTGGCTATAGCTAACAGCACGGCAGGCATCCTCTACGCCTTTAACTGCATCTGCGCAGTAGTTATAGCGATTGCATTCCACTAACTTCTGCTTGAGGTTTTCAATTGCTTGCGCGACATCAGCCTGTATTACCGGAACTGGCGGAGTGGTATATAGTTTTCGGCATTTGTTTATCCAACCGGCATGGTCAGGCGTGTCTGTAAAGCGCAAATCGTTTTCGTAGCCCTCACGACTACGTTCTTTCCATTCCGTCCACGGAACACCGCTATTCCAAGTGGGGCGAGTGCAGGACTGATACAGAACAGGTTCAGCTTCCAGCGCTGCCAGAGCAATCCGTGCCAGTTCTTCCGCTTCTTCTGCTGGCAGTACAACGTTGCTACCAGGTCCGTATGTTTCGCGCCACTGCTTGATTGTCAGCAGTCGCTCTTTGGTAATAGTGGTCATTTGTTAATCCTCAAAACTTTATGCCCGGGCGCAAAAGCACGCGTTTTGTCTTTGCTTATTCGCCAGCCATCCTTGCGCGCCTCTTTTGCACAGCCAGCCCATGACGTACCTATATACTCACCGAAGTCTGGCGACTTATATTTGCCATCTGTACACTGGAGGCAATCACAATAGAGATGCATGGTGTAACTTGCAGCAATAGCCATATCACTCTCCTTTAGTGCGCAAGTGGTTTTTCCAGCGGTTTTGCTCCGCGCTGGGCTTTTTGCAAAAACCACAATCCATCATCCCGTAATATTTCATCAACCCCATCCGTCGGTTGCTGAGTCTCACCCACTGCCAGACGCCAGGAGCGTTTCTACGAACTAACAGAATCTTTGCTTTACGGTTTTTCATCGTTTTGCTCTCCTGCATCTCTTTGCTGCTCGTCGTGCCGCTGCAATACCGGTATGGCGGCGCTTTGGTGTCGGGATGATGTTCTTTGCAATTAGCGCAGAAGCCCAAAAACGAGTCGGATACGGTAACAAGCCGATACATGCCACACGCATTACTCACCTCCTTTGATGCGAATGCCAGCGGCGCGCTCGGCTTCACTTTGTTCCCAAAACCACTTGTGAAGCGCCATAAGCTTTTCGTCAATCGGTGCATATTTGCGATTAAAGTAGGCCTGAGCATCTTTCTCAGATTCGTCCGGTAATTCGCCAGGGCCAAACAGTGTGTTATAAATCCATGCTAGTCCGCTCTTAGCGTCGCCAGTTGCCTGCCATTCGATAATGGCAGCCTGCATGACCAGAATGTTTTTCCCGATTAATAGGTCCAGTTCTTTGTACCGGTTGCGGATGTATGCATTCTCGCTTTGTAATTTTGCGTTGCGCTTTTCTGAGGCTTCAAGTAACGCCTGCTTATCGCGTAGAGCTTCTTCCAGTTCAGCAACATGGCATTCACTATCAATAAGGTTGTTCTCTGCTGCTTCAAGCTCAACACGCAGCTTCCCAACCGTAAGCGCAATCTCCTCGTTCTCCTGGTCGCGGCGTTTGATGTATTGCTGGTTTCTTTCCTGTTCATCCAGCAGTGCCAGCACGGTAGCCGGGTTAGCCTCTGCTATGAATTCAGCGTTTGCATAAGCCTGATCATCTGATTCAATCAGGCAGTTAACATGACATTCTGCAATTACGCCACCGGGTTCTCCTTTCCATTTTTGACAAACAAAAACTCCTGTTATATTCTCATGCTGATTGCCCGATGTATGCCCTACGATGTAGCATCCTTTAGTTGCTTTCTCTGCTGCTTCACGCAGCGCCTGATAGTCAATCTCGCTCACTGGTTGCCCTCCTTCATAAAAATAATCCAGTGGGTCTTGTCACCCTTTCCTGTTCGTTGACCGATAACAGGCTTTCTGTCGGTCAGTGCCAATATTTGGCGAACAGGTATTTGCGTTTCATTCCATTTAAAAATCAGAACGCCGTATGGCCACAACACACGAAAGGCTTCTTTAAATCCCTGCCGCAAATCATCACGCCAGGTATCTTTATTCAGCCGTCCATATTTCTTTCCCATCCAGGCGTTATCACCAACACGCTCAAGATGCGGAGGGTCGAATACAACAATCGGAAACGATGCGTCTGCAAATGGTAATGCACGAAAATCTGCTATCAGGTCAGGGCTAATTATCAGCCGTCGTCCATCACACAATGTGTGCTCTTCCTTTCTGATATCGCTAAATATCGCCCGGTCGTCCTTCTTATCGAACCAGAACATGCGACTGCCACAGCACATGTCGAGGATTGCTGCATGTAAAGTCACTGGTTGCCTCCTTTGCTAATCTGTTCCGCCCATTCTTCAAGGGATTTCTCCGCATATTCACCAGACAGGCCATCAATCGGGTACGGTTCATTAGCCAACTCTTCTTTCGCTGACAAAATCATGCGTGTAACGTCGAAAACTTCACGCAAAGACTTATTGATAAATCCGTGATTGAACGCAGCAGCAAGACGGCTGGCGGTATAGTTAATCCCCTCGTTGCGTGCTTCCGCACGAATTTCAGCCAGAAAAGCATCGGTAGCTGGAGTTTCGCTGTGGTGTAGGGCATCGTTGATAATCATTGCAGCAACACCAGCCTGCCCTGCATCCGTGACCGACACATGCTCAAGAGTTACGGCCATTGCGTGTTTCAGCCCGGCGTTCTCTGCCACCAGCGCCGCGAGATTAGTCTCAAGCTCTGAAATTCGGCACGTGGCATCAATATTTGTGTCCTCCAAGCACTTAATTTCACCAAGCAGCTCCAGTGCAACCTTTGGGTTGAACGCGGCAACATGACGAGCGTTGTTCTCTGCATTTTTCTGTCCATCAAAGCCGGTCCATTTGATAACGTCTTCACATCGTTCATCACCGGGCGTGTGCACCGCATACGTACCAGTACCCGGCGAAATAAATGCGACCCATTCGCCCTGTGTTGCCTGTTTTGCTATCTCACGCAGTGCCCGGTAATTAATTTCGCTCACTGGCTGCCTCCTTTGCGGAGTTGCGCTTCGATGCACGAAAAAAAAGACTCCCGAGTATGACTGTTAAGAGCTGGTGCGAACGCCGCGTTAAGAACGGCAGCATCACAGCCGTCATCAATATAGAGCGCAATTTTTTTCTCCAGGCGCGCTTTGGCTTCCTGCAACTGCATACCCCGGCACGCACGCGGGATATAATCAGCAATTTGAGCGATAGCTTTTTCGTTCTGTTTAAACATGCTTCACCTCGATAGGCTTGATGGTGTCTAACAGCAGTCGACGGCGCGTATTTTCTGCAAAGTGGCGGCGTCCGGTATCTTTGTGGTAAAACTCATTTTTGCCGACGACCCACATCCGCTCTGTTTGGTGCAGTTTTTTTACCTGCGGCCCGTCTTTGGTGATCACGGTGCCGGTATGGGTTTTTACGATTGTCATGCCACTACCTCTTCGAACAGATGAACGAGACAGGCCGATGCTCGTCCACCTGAAAAACTGACGATTTGATGCATACTCACGGTTTATTCCTGAATGCGCTTAAACTCGATTACCCACACCAAGGGATTAGCGTTCCAGCTTTCTTCACCATAGATGGATTCCCACAGGCGCTGGAACGCAACCTTGGCCATTGCGAAATCCCCCTTGGGAGTAAGGAATGTTCCCGGGTGATCAGGAAGCAAACTCCCAGCAGGCGGAACGCCCTCAGCCCTTGCATCGCATTCGCTGATATCGTTCAACCGCTCAACGCGCACGTTGGTAATTTCCAACAGGATGCGTGATGCCCATCGCGGCATGTGAATTGATGGACGCCACCCACCATCAAACTTTTCATTCACAGTGTGAGGTTTCCAGTCGGCATCATCGGGTATCGACCATAAGCCGTAATCACCAGGTTTTTGCTCGCAACTGGCCCGATAAATCCTTGCTGCGTTCTTCTCATCGCCACGACAAAGGTTGTCGTTCCAGTCCACACTGCAACCATCCTCATTGCCTAATATCGCCCATGTTTCACGAACCCAAATTCGATCGCCGACGATACCAAAGGGGCAATTGAAAACACTGCTTACACCATCAGCCCCGTACCACTGAAAACCTGCACCAATTTTTCTAACCATCACTGGTGCTTCTGGACCAACTTCCGCAGGCTGATTTTTCATTATCCGCCGCGTCTGCGTTTTCCTTCCTTCGAGGATGGCCCGGACCATCTCATCGTTGAAAATCATGCCGCGCTCTTTCACTTCGCCTTTCATGCATCCCCCTTACCCATGTGCGACGATGCCGCCAAAAGTGATAGAGAACAGCCAGAAATAGATCGCGGCCATAATGATTTTGAATGCCGTGTTCATATTTTCAGCTCCTGTGATTGATTGGATACATGCCGCGTCTTGCGGCATGTTTTTATTTTCACTTTCTCTGTTTTAAAAATCAAGATTTATTAGAGCAATTATTGCTGATGGAGAAGCGCATTTTCATACTCCCTGACCATTAACGTAAGTACGCCGTGTCTCCTGAAAACACGCGCCACTTCAATCTTATCTTCCAGCGCGAACGCAATTTTACTTAGACCAATTTTCTTAAGGAGATCAATCTTTGCTGGGCCGTCATTTCTGTCATCGGTGGCAGGACGCATAGATAGCAAAGGCTCAGCCCCGTTTGTTACGTGCTTACGCAACCAGGCTCGTGTTTTATCCCTTGCGATCTCACAGCGCCCGGTTACAAACCAGACCGTGTAAACGTTAAATAACTGGCGCACCATATCAATAACTGGAGTGATGGGAGTATCGGTGTCACAGGCGAGATTAAACTCGTTCCAGTCCTTTGTTAATGCACCTTTACCTGGTGGTGGAAGCAAATGCAGCCTGTCTTCCGTTGCCTCTGATATCGTCCCATCAATATCTACTATGACGATGTACGGACGTTCCTGGCGTGCGTGTTTATTGAAAATACTCAAATGCCCTCCTCATTGGACGAAAAAAATGCTGGTGGGCGCACTCCACCAGCATTAAAAGTGACACTGTAACTATCAGCGAACGTAAATAGTGCCGCCGTTCTCTTTTTCCCATGCATCGCTACGTGCATAGCAAACATCAAGAAGTCTTCTTGCCGCTGTTTTCTCTAAACCCAATTCGACAACCAACTGCTCATGACGGCGGGTAACCACATCAAACAGGGTATGCAACCCTTTAGTTGCCAGATCATCAATGAATTCCGGTTCGAACGGCAGCTCTGCATCTGCCAACATAACCTCTTGCGCCCACTCAACTCGACGGACCAATTCCGGGCGGCGGCTTTCCATTTCTTTACAGATCAATTCATGGAAGAACTCTACCCAACCTTCCGGCTGGAACTCGCGGAAAATTGCCAACGGCTGGAAGTTTGGCATCAACCATTCGTTGATTCGGATATCAATGGCATAGCCCATGTCGCAGCAGAACTGATAAGCAAAGTCCAGCTTAGAAACGATATAAGGACGCTCGTTATTGAACTCTTTAGGCGATGAGATCCCATAAGCCAGGAGGCGCGGGAAGAAGGAGATTTGCCCTAACGTCGGATGAAGTTTGCTTGCAGGGAAACGGCGCTCAGTAATGCCATACATTTCCTTCTTGAGCGTCGCAAATTTGGCATTCTCATTAACCAGCGCGGTAACCTCTGCTTTTTTATTAGCAAATGCCACGCGCGCCTCGCTTGCATCTTTAATAGTTTTTTTGAGCTGTTGGTTAAGGTCGGCGACCTGCTTACGCAGTTCCTGTCGCTCGCTTTTAGCTTTGTTATAGCGTTTCTCAAGGTTAAAAGGATCAAGTTTCATGATCTCTTTATATTGAGATTTTAGCGTTGAAATCTGTGAGTTCCGCAGTTCAACCATCGCGGTCATTTCATTGAGTTTTGTTTCCAGCTCAATGCTTATACGTTCGGCATTATCAGCACGCTGGTTGGCGTCATGCGTCGCATCGTCGATCGCGTCCTGTTGCTGGCGTTTCAAATGTTCAATTTGTAGCTGAAGCTCTTCAATTTCTTTACCCTTCAGACCGAGATCCAACTGCATATTTTCAGCTGCATCTACCAGGGAGTTATGGCTATCAGCTTCTGCGTTATAAACATCAATAAGCTGTGCGTGAAGCATCTCCGCTGACTGAACCGCATTATCAAAAAAACGCGCTGTGAGGTCATCACAACTAACGCGGCGTTGCGCGGCCCGGATGTTCTGGATAATGGCCGGGATACCGGCATTCAGGACGTCAGGGATAGATACATTTTCGATTGATTGGTTTTGTGCTGAAGTGATCATTTCAAAGTTCCGTATTAGCTTGTGCTTCGGTCATTTTTCCTAAGTATGAAGGAGGAAGGACTACGCAATTTGTATCCAGTCCCTCACCTATGGCAGCCTGTAAAATTCTGGCTAAGGTGAGTCTCTTGTTGCGATACCTGGTGATGACATGCCTGATACCGCCGGTCGGCGTAACAAAGGCGATCAGCCAGTAGTGATATTTCCGTCGGAATGGCCACATAGTGCACCTTGTAGATTGCTCTAATAAAAAACGTGATGAGTGTACATCACGTTTTAAAAATATGGAATTATTAGAGCAATATTATTCTGATTCTCGCTCAAAAAATGAGCTGATAAGGGGAAGCCAATCCTCTGACACTTCGCGAGGTCGCGGTTTGCCGTGGAAAAAGATTATTCGGCAGTCTTTTGGTAATGCCCCATTCCCCCTGGAGTAACGCGCGCTCGCATATTTTGAACCAGGTTCCACAACATCGGCCTTGTAACTTACAAACCATCCTGGATACAGATCCTGAAATGCTGGTGTATCATCGCCCATAACCTTTCGTAAGAACCCCTGGTCACCCCAGCACTCAGTAGTGACACAACGAGAAATCCAACCTTCCGGATCTTGCCAGAATGAACTCCAGATATGCGCTTTAACACTATTTGGTATCCACAGGGCACCGCTGCCACGATATTGTGGATGGTAAAAATCCCTAAGCATGGTGAAGCTGGTTGGTGGATGCTCTAGGATTGGGCGTATATCACCGGCAATAACCGTGTCCAAATCCAGATAGAACAGATCATCGGTTATATCCGGTCGGAACAACTCGATTTTCGCCCACCAGCCACGGCACTTTTGCCACTGGTTGATCAATGGGATAACTTTGACGCCAGGTACATGTAAACACTTCAGGTCTGTCAGGCAAATAATTTCATAGTCTTTTGGCAGTTGATTAACCAGCCACTGCACATCGGAAGCGTTATAGTCACCACCAGAGCGAAGAACTAAAGCAATCTTCATGCTGCACCATCACCTTTCACTTTCATCAATGTCAGGTTTCCGCAAAATACGGCACCAGTGTCGATATACTGCTGATTCCAGAATGTCTTCGGGCTTTTCACCGGAGTGTGACCAAAGATAAAACGATCTGCGCCCGAAATTTCGCCACCAATATCATCCATCGAATCACTGATACGCTCGCGCGCCCAGACAACGTTGAAAAGCGGTACCTCCTTACCGAATTGGTATTCATTATCCGGATAGTCGGCATGGGCTATAACGATAGTTTCTTGCCCGGTGTTCAACTCAATGATATAGGGCAGACGCTTTACCAGCTCCACCAGCGCCCAAGCTAATATTTCCTGATCAGTGTCCAGCATGAAGAACCATTGTCCGCCATTCATTAGCCAGTTATTCACGTTGCCATCTGGACTTAACGCATCAATCATCAGCCGCTCATGGTTCCCCATCACTGCCCTGAACCAGGGCATCTGCAATAGTTCCAGACATTCGACATTTTCAGTACCGCGATCGATAAGGTCGCCGACCGATATCAGTAAATCCTGCGCCGGGTCAAAATCCACACGATGGAGTTCGGACATCAGTCTGGTGTAGCAACCATGCAGATCACCAACAACCCAGACATTCCTGTATTTGGTACCGTCGATACGGTGATAAATTGTGGGTGCTATCATGTATTCTTCAGCCATTCTTTAAGAGTCATCTGCGGAATACCTCCCATTTTCCCGCATGAAACAACGTCAATCTGTTCACGCGCAGACTGGAATAACAAAGGCAGGTGACTTAGATTTTTTGGCGTGCCGCCGGAGTGAACTCGTGGTTCTTGCGTAGCGTCAACGCCCACCAGGGCTACATGTTTGAATCCGATATGGAAAGCCAGGTTCAGAGCACCATATGCACTATTGCCGCTGGCAATTTCATTCTCATCTTCGCAAAGGCCGAAATGTCCGGACCAGCGCCACGCCCACCACTCGGGAGAATTCGTATTTTTTGGCTCCATGCCGCGTTCAGCCACACGACGGAAGCACAGAACGCCGTCTCTGACTTCACGTTCTTTAACATCGGGTAGTGCCATGCAATAACAAACACCACGGCGACGGCGGCCACGACCAACGCGCCGCATATTGTCTGGCGATGGATCAAGTGTGAAAAATAAGAAGCGCGGTTAAGCCAGTCGATGGCCCCATTGACCGCTATAATCGGCACTCCGCGCGGCGCAACAAAGTTTGCGGCGCTTGGGCCACTGCCGACGATAATAACGCGATCACTGCCTCTAAATTTATTCTTGGGAAACATTGAATTGCACTGCTCCTACTTGCATTCAAAATATGTAAATCTGCGTGTTTTTTGCGGGTATCCAGGAACTGCTGTTGCCATTTTGAAATAGACACCTGCGTTGGATTCCGTAGTGCTTGAGGGTGCGCGCCATGCCAATGAAGGCCGTTTTGCAGAGAACAGTCATAGCCGACTAATACAACTACTTCAGCCCCTGATTCAGCCGCCAGACTGATAGCCTGCGCGCCGCTATTTACCCCTTCCGCCGGTCCACAATATCGCCTGTACTCCAACGAAAATGATTTCGCCGCTGCCAGGTTGGCTGTCACTTTGCGGAACCTCCCTCCCGGTATGGTGGAACCGTATTGCTTCCACCATGACAAATCACCGGCGTATAAGGCATAAATGTCATCGAACATCTGCCAGGAATTGTTAACCGCGATGATTGAACAGCCAGTTTTTTCTATAGCAGCACAGTCCTCACGAGTGAGTGACGGACCGCTACCGACACAAAAAACAGTCCTAGTCGCCCTGGGTGGTATGTTCATTCTCAACTGCAAATTCAGCCTCCAGGCGAGCATTCATTTCAGCGATTACAGGGTCCACTACAGCATCTGTTTCCTGTTCATTACGCGGCATGACCGATGCCAGCGACTCATAATTAACCTTGGATGACACGATTATTCTCCCGATGTTGATGTGCACTACCATAAAGAGACAATATGCACTAATTAATTTATTATTTTAAGCAGCATACAACCACTTATCGCCGTTCAATACATGCTCAATAGCCTCACCCTTTTTAAGGCTTATGTATTCCAGGATGGCGGTAATCGCTTGTTCTGCACCATACGCAAGAACAACGTAGTAACCTTCCTCTCTAAGCCTGCGCATCCAGGCAATCTGCTCTTTCGTCGGGGCTTTACCATTTGGTTCTTTAAGCTCAATTCGCATGCCGTGATAAATACCGCATGCTTTATCGAGACTCATGTCCGGATAACCTTTTTTCTGCCCTTCAGCCTTCATTTTCCCGGCGGTTGCTTTTGAACGCTTCCCTCCGTTAGGCGTTGCATGCAACAGCTCATAAATTTCAGGGTAATTGCGCTCGAAGTAATCAAAAATGAAAACCTGTTCGTAGTGCTCGCAATTTCCTACTCGCAGATCAGGATTTTTTGCCAGTGCTGCAAGTGCCTTCGCATGTGGAGAAACTTCTTTTACCGGCGCAAGCGATAAGAATGGATCCTTTTTGGTTTTTGGCCTGGACCGCCCCTTATTTCGACGCTCACTAAAAGCCTGAAACTCTTCCTCAGTAAAGCGCAACATAATCAGTCAAATCCTGCCGGTCGTATGCCATATTTACGCTGTTTTGCTGCCTGCTCTTCCCTGTGCCATTGCGCACACTCAGCGTCACAATAGATACCTGATTCAATCGGTTCATTGCAGTAACGACACTTCCCTGTAAATACCTGGCTCACGACCTGTGCCTGCTTTCTGATGTTATCGATGGCCATGTCTTTGAGAGCTTCTAATTGATTCATGCTCAGCTCTGCATCATCAACACGTTCTGCCAATTTTGTTTCCTCGTGAAGAACCTACTTAAGGGCAGAATGATACATTTCACAATCAAAATTGCACTAATAATTTTCTTTTATTGAGTTAAATATTCAACAAATGACTAGCGGTAGAATCACCATCATCTATTTCTGGCAGGCTGACTATGGCTACATCAATCACTACAACCCAAAGCACCCGGCAATATCCTCTGTCGCGGTATGACGACCGCAACATAGCCGATCCAATACTCAGGGCAGAGCTACGCAAAGAGGTGATGCTTATGTGTGAATCGAACGACAAGAATCTGACGATTTATTACGTTCTTCCCGATGAGCAATATCGCCCGGATTTGCTGGCTTACCGTATGTGGGGCATAGCAGAGCTACGTTGGGTTGTGACGCTCGCCGCTGGGCTTGAGGATGAGTCTCAGGGTATGACTGTTGGCAAAAAATTAAAACTCCCACCTGCCACCTGGATCCGCGAAATGATTCGCCATTTCCAATATGACGGCCAGGTGATAGGGACATTATCCATTGCGTAAGGGGATTGAATGCCAACTGAATATGCTCGCGACAACCTTGGTCGCTATCAGACTGATGGATTAAGTGCAAAAGACTTTAACAAGGTCTTCGATCTTATCCGTAAACAGCAGCGTCAGAATCGGCGAAACGCGCGGCGTACACTCACCCCAAGGATTATGGGGATGCGTAACCGCGAACTTGAGGCATTCCTCAGCCTTGGGAAAAAGAAAGATGGCACCTACTTTACGCCCGAAGATATACGCAGTTTCAACACCTCAAGGCAGGCTCATAAAACCAAATTCAAGAGCACGGTACCCGGCATTACCTATGCTCAGCTGGTGGCGCAGTCCACCAGCATTGATATAAAACGCGCTAACAACAAAGTTTCTGATGGCACAGGGATCAAAGCCGCGACATTCCTCGGGCTAAAACACAACCTTGCATTGATATCTGTTAATGCCTCGGATGAGTCGGTCCACCAGCATCACCGTGTCAGAATTCGATTTGAGGAATGGGATAAAGCCGTTGAGGATATTGCTGAAGACGGTGCGAAAAAAGCCCGAATCGCTGCCGATCTCTGCAAGGGCCGGGTATCTTTCGACTGTGATTGTGGACGCCATCAATACTGGTATCGTTATATGGCCACGGCTGGTAACTATGCTGTCGCGCCGCCAAAAGAGTATGCATTCCCCAAAATCCGCAACCCTGATCTGACTGGCGTGGCTTGCAAACATGTTTTGCACGCTATGACGCGTTTTCAGTCTCCCACATGGCACAAGGCCATCGTTATTGCCCTGGAAAAAGCAGCTGAACAGGTGGCCTTCGGCGATGACAAGCGGAAGACAACAACCTATTTCAAAGGCGAACTGGCTAAATCGCTCGCGCGCAACCGGACAACAACGACGGATCAGGCTAAAGCTGCGCGTGAGTATGAGCTGTATCTGAAATCTCAGGATGCATTAGGCAAAAAACTACGCGCCAAAGATAGCGCCACGGACAACGTTCGCCGGTTGTTAAAAAAAGCTCGCACCACGGCAAACAGGAAGAATGCCGAACTAAAAGCATCGCGGGTGAGGGAAGCCCAGGCTCGCGCTGAAGCCGACGCTCTCAAAAAAGCCCTGCAAACGCAGGCGAACAACCTCATAAAGTTTTTCATGAGTCAGGGAATGGACAAGGCCGCTGCCACCGCGCAGGCGCGAAGCATTCTTGAGACACAAATTAACGAAGCCCGTAAACGGAAAGGATAATCGATGGCTGGTTTCTTTGATGACATGTTTGAGGACACAGAACCATCACAACAAGTGACTGGTGATAACCTCCCGGACACCGAATCGGATCCGGATATTCCAGGCGAAGGTTCTGAACTGATTGAAGAGGAAGATATTGATGCTGAAATCGAAACCGATGGTGTTAACGTTGGTAATATTGTTGATCCTGTGGAGGACAATCACCTTCCCAATCTGGATCACGGCCTGCTTAGTGATTCTGGTGTGCGCCACCGTTATCAAGGTCATGCAGTTTTTAATAACCTTGTGCGGATGGACTGGCTCAAAGCAATCAAGCTAGACCCAGACTCATTCGATGCGGTTCTATACCGCGCAATACCTTACAGAGACAAAAATGCACCTGAAACGGCATCTGAAATAATAGAACCGAACCAACGCATATATGACTATCAGGATCCGGAACTGATAACGGCCCTCGACTGCCCGGATGAGATGGACGCCTTCTACGCGCTATACGACGGCAGTGATAATACGGGAATTAGCGACAGTGCTTTAATCCTTCGGTTAGCCGCCGTCAATGTGCCAGTGGGTTCTATGCTCGAATGGCTGGAACAGCTGTCAGACGGCACAACCATTCGCCGCTTCTGGTACATCCATAAAATATTCAATTACGGCACTGCCAGGGTAGGCAGTTTGTTTTATTGCGTGCCTTCACGCGCCTTTGAAGGGAATTTCATCGGTGATTCTGAATAATCAGGAATGGCTACTGGCCATCTTTAAGAAAAAAGATCTTACTCCAACCGGTAAGCTGGAATTTGCCACTATTGATGGCATTGATTCGGCGCTCGCACAGGCTTTAAACGAAGCGTTCGACTCACAAGTTGTCAGCTTTAATGATCGCATTAACCAGTCGTTCCGGGAGTTCCTGAAACGCACACCAAGAGATCGCATAACGCTCGGCACTTTTAGTGATGTGAAGGAGTGGTTGTCGTCATTTGAAGCCGATCGCGCCGGGCGCAAAGATACAGCCTCTGCTGGCCCGGTAAATAAGCTGGCAATGCCGCTTGTGAATCTGTCTCGTTCTCCCGCGTTTTCAATTTATGAAGGTGAACTGTGCCGGGATAATTACGATGAAGGGCATGTCACCAATGAAAATGATGAGATTGAAGCCCTGGTATCGACTATCCCTTTCTCACTGGAATATTCGCTATGGATAGCCAGTGACGAGAAGGAATCTCTTGGGATGGTTACAACTGCATTAGCATTCTGGCTACGAATGTATGCCAGCCTCGGGCAGGCATCTTTCACTCACAGAGCCAATGTCGGCGGTTATGAGATACCGGTTACCTGTTACATAGAAGGGCAAAAATCAATCGCATTTCAGGATCTGACCACCGGCACCGCCGACAACAGGCTGTTCGCGGTTGGATTGAACCTCACCGTTGTGGCGGAACTTCCTATCCTGGCTTATATGCAGCAAACCACCGGCACCATAACGGTAAAAGCGAAAATTCTGGAGGAATGAGATGGCCACAAAGACCACCACAGCCCCGGAAACTGATTCAAAACGCACTCAGCTATTCCTGCAATCTGTTTCAATTGGGCAGAACGAAATCCCTCGCGAAATGATCGTAGGATGTACCTATGTCGAACCTGGGGAGCTATCTGGTCCCCAGCTTATGCTCATGGTCAGGGATTCAACGGCTTACGTGGTCAATAAGCTGGGGGTGAAATTTGGGACAATACTGACCGTTTCACTTGGTGATCCGGAAGGTCATGGCGGCATCCTCTTCTCGGAAGAGTTCTTTGTTCTTAAAGCGCCGCGCAAGGACGATACTGTACTGATTTACGCGTTTAGTAACCCGGTGCGGTTATTAAAAGTTCCGTCCACCAGCGCACAGTATTTTGTTGATAAGCCCCCATCAGCCGTAGTTTCCTCTCTTGCCCCTGGTCTGAAGGTAAATGCTGACTCATTCAGAAAAACATCCACATACCACCTAAATGTTGGAGAAAAACCGACCAAGGTATTGCAGGAGATAGCCCGGGATACCGGTTCTATGTGCTGGGCATCCAGGGGGACGATCAATTTTAAAAGTATGGAAAAAATGGCAAACGCCGCTCCATCGCTTACTTATGAGTCCGCCAATCCCAACACATCCGGATTTACAATTAGTCAGTTCAACATCCTGAATGCCGATTATGAATACCAGCGCCGCCACAATTACAGAATGGCCAGTTATGACATGACCAAAGGTGTGGTTTACTCAGGTAACCAGGAAGACCCCATTAAATTTACGAGCAATCCCGATCCTACCGCGCTGGCGAACTACAACAAATTCATTCTCCCCCGCCTCGATATGCTGGTGGAAGGAAATGCCGCGCTAACTCCGGGTACGACGCTGAAAATTGTCGTGCATAACACGGCAGGTGACGGAGAACTCGATGAATCTATCCCTGACAAAATGATAGTGATGTCCGTGACTCATTTCGAAGACCGCTTCCGTTTTGTCAGCCGTGCACAGTTAGGAGTGGTAAATGGGTAGTTTGACAGGGAAGTATCGGGCTGTAGTGGTAAGCGTCGATGACCCTAAAGGTCTGATGCGTACACAAATACGTGTTGTCGGCATGATGGATGGGTTACCAGATGCCTCATTGCCGTGGGCAGAAGCTATATTGTCCAATGCAAACACGTTTTCACCATTTCTGCCAGGCGATAAAGTATGGGTAGAATTTCCCTACAATGGGGATTCTCGATGGCCATTGATAATCGGTTATGCACAGGATGCATCCGGTGGCGCTCCCAATGTGCCGCCTGAAGCGTCAGGACAAGGTGAAGGCTATGTACCGCCTGAAGTCGAAGGTGCACCAGCACAACCATCAACCAGCGCCAAAAAAGACTTTATTTCGTCGCGGAACGGACTAATGGAGGTCCGGACGGCGGGCGGAGCCTGGGCCGTTACGCACTTGAAAAGTGGAACAACAATCGGGTTCAACGAGGCCGGGGAGTTATATGCCATTTCTCAAGGTCCGGCATTCATCTCTTCCGCAGGAAATCTCGATATAAAGTCAGGCGCGGATGTCGCCCTGAAGGCGGGGGGAAGTATGGCGATAGAGGCCAGCGGGAATCTATCCATAAAAGCCGCTCAAGTCTCTGTTGATAAAGCGTGATGGAGCGAGGATTGGTTGATATCCTCCACCTCCTGAAGAAATTATGCCCGGCATCAACCGGGCATTTTTTTCATTCAGCCGCCACGGGCTTTAATACACCCGCATCGAGTAGTTTACGCGTCAACCACTGCTGGCCTTTACCCGTTAATTGAGGCGTCAACCGTATCTGGTAGCCATCTTCATCATCCAGCACCACTTCTTTCACCGTGAAATACCCGGCGTTGATGTACTGCTGGAACGGCACATTTTTACGTCCGCCGGACGCTATCAGGATGCCGTTCTCCCGTAACCAGGCAAACAGCGCATTTTGCTTAAGTCCAACAACCTTTGCAAAGTTCCCGATCAGGATTCCATTAGCCGCTGATACCCGGTCGGCAAAATCGACTTTAGGGGCGGCGGCCACCAGCTGTTGTTCCAACTGCATTTTCTGTTCTGCCAACTCGGCAGCCAGGCGCAGTGCTTCGGGGAGTGTTTGGGGGATCGCTGGAGAAGCCGTGCTAGCCTGCTGCAATTCTTCCAGTTTGTCGATCAGCGAACGGCGGACCGCTTTTGACTCGCGCGCGGCGACTCGCAGGGCTTGTTTGAAAGTCATGGTGATAATGTCTATGTTTGCACCATTTTTGCGACCTACACTTTTTGTGTAGGTCTCACCTTCAAGCTCATCTACAACCTTCTCAATAAACTTATTATTTCTTACTAATGGTTCCCCACATAACTTACGCGCCTCATTAACCATCTTTAACAGCGTCTGGCTGTCGATTGTGTCTCCGGTGTTGGGGATAGCATCCATGACCGGTGCTGGTGTGGTTGCTGTCAAAGGCTTTGTAACGACAACATCTGGTTTGCTTGCTTTCATTCTGTGTGCCTCCTTGCGTGTTTCGGCTGCGACGGTTGCGTAATTCAGATGCCCCTGTTCGAGCAGGTATTCGCGGATATCAGACAACAGGATACGGTGAACCGCGTTCTTGTCCTTTCTCCGGTAAAGTTGTTTGGTGATCATGAAGTAGTTGGCAATAACGCCAGGTATATCCCTGGTACTGATACAGGCAGTGTGCTGTTCAATTGCCTCGATCATCTCTTCACGGGTAACTAACGATGTTCTCATAGTCCCTCCTGAGCAGAAGCGTTAACAGGGAGGCACCAGTAACTGAGAGAATTGCGTGAATAAGTGGAAAAGCGGGCAGAGAAAATACAGGGTGCATCCGGAAGCTGAGAGCGAGCCTCATCTTCTGTCGGTGCAATAACGAAGTGATAGTGACGTTTCTGGCAGGAGTAAAAGCGCCAGATAAATTCAGGGCGTGCGCAAGGATTGGCATTAACCATAGTTACGGCCTCATGTACAGGTTTAACAACCTGCTACCCGCTGTCAAACAGGTGGCAGGACGTGACGGGGTTGACAGACTGGCGTACATGAAACCAGCAGGCCGAAGCCTCCCCATCACGCCCCACCATAATTTGGGCGTAACGCGGTTTTACGGACACAAAAATACCGCAATATCGGATATCTGCGGTTGTCCGCATGTACATTCAGGCTGTCAAACCCGGTCGCAGAATTTACTACGACGTAGGAACTATAAGCCTGAACAACAGGAAGATCAATAGTCTGGCGTTCGATGGTAGTTTATTTGCTCTAATAAATCAAAATTATTAGAGCAATAAGCGGTATCGTAAAAATCAATACAATCGCAATCATATGAATAGAATCAATCATTACCGCGCGACGGTTTCTGCGTGATAAACGTTTCAAGCATCTTTTCCGCAATTGCCGACCAGGTGTGACACTGGACCTTTTCAGCATTTTTCACGCGATCAACGCGAGCAATAACCTCATCCCAATCAATCCGCGACTTGATAACCATATGGTTCACCAAAGCCAGGCGATCTGGCGGAAGGCAATCTGGCGGCGTTAATATCAACGCCCCACACATTGCCGCCTCAAGAACAGTTAATCCAAGGCTTTCGGGATGCGTAACGATAAAAACGTCACTCTTACGCAATTCAGCTGCAAATTCGGTTGCTGGTACCGGCGTCCGTCTGTATGGAGTTACCGAAATATTCCCCGGATCAATGGTAACCAATCCGTCATCGGTCAACGTTCTGGCCTCATACGGAACGGGCAGACGCTGAAGGTTCATAAGGATACTTAAGGAGTGATCAAACCCACTAACATCAAATGCAGCGTGGTCTACAAAAATACGCAGAACATCGTCTGTCTTGGTTTCCAGATGGAACAGTTCCTGATTCGCTGCCCATCCAACATGTTTGTTAAAGCGATTATGACGCTCTAACCTGCCGGGATTATCCAGGTACCGCCAGGTATCATCGCGGACAGTAAAAGTAATATCGACTGGTGCCGAATCCAGCATAGAACCGTCATATACCTGGGCTACCCATCCAGAGAATCGGCGACACAGTTGCATGCCTATTTCCCTGGGTACCGTAGTAAAATACCTCAATCCTGGTGCCAAAATGGCCTTCGCAGAACATGCGGTCGCAGCAGTCAACACAGCTTCAACATAATCCTCCGGGCTTTCGACGCCAGGGGAATATGGACGATGGTATTGCAATGTTACCCCTGCCTCACTAAAGGCGCAGGCCAGGTTATAAGCCCACATTTCCGTATATGTTTTCACATCACTGATGGCTTCAAATTTTCGCCCAATGATCAGGATGTTCATCGGCTTTTCCTCATTCCATTGCATTAATAATCCTCTTGCCAGTCAGCACCGGCATAGTTATCAAACCGTGAGTATTGGCCGTTAAAAGCCAATCTCACCGTGCCAATTGGGCCATTTCGTTGCTTTCCGATAATTACCTCGGCAATGCCCTTCATTTCGCTATCCGGGTGATAAACTTCGTCGCGATACAGAAACATGATCAGGTCTGCGTCCTGCTCAATTGCTCCTGATTCACGTAAATCTGAATTTACCGGTCGTTTGTCCGCACGCTGTTCAAGCGATCGATTAAGTTGTGACAATGCCACCACCGGTACTTGTAATTCCTTCGCCAAAGCCTTCAGTGAGCGAGAAATCTCGGCAATTTCCAGCGTTCGGTTATCTTGCAGCTCGGGGACGCGCATAAGTTGCAGGTAGTCGATCATAATCATGCTCAAACCACCATTTTCTTTATAAACACGACGAGCGCGGGAACGAAGCTCTGTAGGTGTCAGGGCGCTTGAGTCATCAATAAAAATATTCTGCTTGTCCAACAGAATCCCCATTGCGCCAGAAACCCGCGCCCAATCCTCGTCGTTAAGTTGCCCTGTTCGAATACGAGTCTGATCAACGCGTGCAAGAGAAGCCAGTGAGCGCATCATCAGCTGGTGGCTCGGCATCTCAAGGCTAAAAACCAATACGGGCTTATCGTTACGGGCTGCGGCATTTTCGACGAGATTCATCGCAAACGTAGTCTTCCCCATCGATGGGCGGGCGGCGACAATAATGAGATCGGACGCCTGAAGTCCTGCCGTCTTCTTATTGAGATCGGTAAATCCGGTATCAAGCCCCGTTACACCATCATGCGGTCGCTGAAACAACTCTTCTATGCGAGATACCGTTGCATCGAGAATGCTGGCGATATCTTTTGGACCACTACCGCTCTTTTGTCGTTTTTCAGCTATTTCAAAAACGCGGCGCTCGGCCATATCCAGCAATTCATTGCTGCCCCTGCCATCCTGCGCATATCCAGCTTCAGCTATTTCATTTGCGACGGAAATCATTTCACGAACAACCGCGCGTTCACGAACGATATCCGCATAAGCACAAATATTTGCCGCGCTGGGCGTGTTCTTTGACATCTCCGCAAGGTACGCAAAACCACCGGCGCGTTCTAATTTACCGTTCTGTTCAAGTGCTTCAGCAAGTGTTATCAAATCAATCGGTTTGCCATGACTTAATAACCTCTCCATCTCACTGAAAATTTCACGATGAGCACTGGTATAAAAATCATCAGCAACTATACGATCTGCAACTTCATCCCAGCGGCAGTTATCAAGCATTAAGCCACCAAGTACAGCTTGTTCTGCACTAAGGGAATTTGGCATGGATTCAAGAGGGGATGCAGACATTAGCACTCCACCCAGGCGTGCTGAATGTCAGATATAATCGGCATACTCAAATCACTCCTAACGATATGAGTCATCACCAGAAAATCAGGATTAATGCGCCGGACTCTTCCCGGCTGTCACACCGAATCGCCAGGATGGTGAATCCGCAGTCCGACGCTATGAACGGGGCTTGCACATTCCGGCTACCTGGTTTGTTGCCTGAGCTAGGGGAAAGGTTACCCCTTTAACGTCACCAGACCGCTAACGACGCATGTGCCAGACGCCGTGTTACAACCAAATATGGTGGCCCCTACCGGACTTGAACCGGTGACCGTGCGATTATGAGTCGCCAGCTCTAACCACTGAGCTAAGGGGCCGGATTACTGTTTACTAAGTGCTTCAATGGCGCTAACAATGCCGCCTACAACTATGGCAACAATAATAATGAGAACAATTGGATACTTGTCAGCAAAATCCCAGAAGCCCATCACTGATCCTTCGAAGCTGTTTTAAATATCGGCCATACCAATGTTACAGCTACTGCCACCAACGCCCCGTCCGATAAAACTGACAGGATTGTGCTGGTGAAATCCACCAGCACGGACAGCAAGAGAAAACCAATGGCGATTGCGATACGTGCCTTGCTTGCCATTACAGATAATCTTCCACACGAAGACCTAAACGACGGCCTACTTCTTCCAGTACTTTGTGTTCTGCTGGCTCGATTTCACCGTCCGCTTCTGCAATTGTCAGCATGTTAACGAATACTTCTTCCGCTTCTTTTGGATCGTTTTTGATATCTTCAATTTCGCGAAGGATATTCATGCGACCAACACGGAAGCCAGCTTCCAGTTGCTCGGTAAAGCGGGTAATTGTTGCAGTAATTTCGTTACCAAAATGACTAAGACGCGGATTAGAGCGGACAAGCTGATCAAGTTTCGCTGTTTCTTCTTTTTCGATTTCACCATCAGCGGCAGACACCAACAAACAGCCACCGATAATGGCCTCCATCAGATCGCGATTCTCAACTTTTTTCAGCTCTACTTTTGCAGAAGCGACTTTCTTGCCGAACAATTTACCGAACATTGGTTATCCCTCAATAAAAGTGACATATTTATTAGATTGCGGTGCCGGGTTCCTCCCGGTGTCCTTTGGCTGGTTATCCACCGTGGACGTGGAAACAAGGAGAAATAATGGACAGATATAACCATTTCCCCGCGTGCGCTTAGCCGCATTCACCGCAACGGAAAGAGCATTCTTGGTGGACCTGTAGATTGGGATATGAACCCGTTACAGGAGAATGCTCTTACCTGTTACGTGCTCCGTTTCGTGGAGCTAACGGCGGGTGATCAGACCGCACCAGACTGGACTTATTTCAGCGTTATGCTCATGCCAGAGAATCAAACTGTGATGGTCGGTGCTGAACTCCGACACAGGGTTGTAGCAAGCCCCGCAAAGCGCGCACTACTGTAGTTGCGGCACATCAGCCTGTGCATTCACCACAATGTTGAGAACACTGGTTGTCACGCGGCAACGCAACATTTATTCGTAGATTGGGATATGACCCCGTTACGCCAGTGTTCTCAACGTTGTAGTTGTTATGCGTATTCTCTTACTAACCGCACACCAATACATTTCCCATCACGTTCATTTGTCTCGAAACGTGAATACTTAAGTTCGCCGTTAATAATCGCTGTTACAACCCGTATCCCGTTAAACGCCCACATATTTCGCTCCATTTACACACATTACCAGTCGCCGGTTACGGTTCCGGCCAGGCCTCTTCCTCAACGGGGTGTTCTCCATACGGACTACCGTTTATTGGTCGTTCCTGCGGTTTATGTTGTGAAGCCAGATGCTTATCTTCTGGTTGCTTCTAAGATCTGCACTTCATCACAACGGTAAGAGCACTCGATGCATTTAAGCCAGGCCCCATAAGGGAGAATGCTCTTACCTGTTATGTTGGTGCCGATTAACGGGATCGAACCGCTGACCATTCGCTTACAAAGCGACTGCTCTACCAACTGAGCTAAATCGGCAATGTGGTGGGGAGTGATGGAGTCGAACCACCCGAGTCGCAATGACAGTAGATTTACAGTCTACCCCGCTACCCCTACGGACTAACTCCCCTAAAGTGGCGATGGTGGGTGGATTCGAACTACCGACCAGTTGGTTAACAGCCAACTGCTCTAACCGCTGAGCTACACCATCACTTGCCGGGTACGTCTCCGGCGAGGGCTTCCACCTCCGTATGCTTTTCGGCGCACCGCGCCCTAGCTGCAATTCGGTAACAGGGGATGCACAACCCTGGCTTCCAGCGTGATTAGCGCCTTCAGCATGACGGGATATACCCGTAAATTCGTGGAACTGTACCCAAAGTGCTGTTAAGCACCGCTGTTACGCTGAAAAGAAAACGCAACAGGAAAGGACGCTGACCAACAGATGGCCCCTTCTCGTTCATCTGGTTAATCACACCAGCGCCCTTACCTGTTGTGCCTCCCCGTTCCCTAATACACAGACGGGGACACTCTGCGGTCGATTTTTTTGACGGGGGACGACTCATACCCCGTGGCATCTGGCTTCTTAGGCCGCTACCATCATCAGATCATCGTTTGCATTTACTTTAATGGTCAGTTTCTAAACCGCCGCAAAGTCGCTAACCATGACGAAAACCCTGAAAAAAACGCCCACCCGAAGATGGGCAAACTGGAAGCTCGTAACGCACTTCGGCGTTGCCACTTAGGCGCATGGTCAACCTGGCAACTCGGTGGTTTGTCTGGGAGGACTAGGCCCAGCCATGCTTACCGCCGCGCCTGTCGCGGCTAACAGCTAAATCGCTCTATAAATCACGATTCATTGAGGCGATATTACACTAATAAATTTATTAGAGCAATATACCAAAAACGTCATGAGCTACACCTCGAGTGTCCCCCTTACAAGACACAGAACGTCTGGCAAAAAGAGGTTCCACTCTGAAGCCACTGTCATGATAAAGCTCTCTGATGTTTGGCGCGCCACTGTTAGTAATGAGAACCTTTGCACCTCGACGATGAGCATCCGTCAACAGAGACACCAGGCGTTTTTGCTCTTCAAACTTAAAGTCATGACCGGAATAGTTCGTGAATCCCTCTGTATTTGGAAGCGGTTCATACGGCGGATCGCAAAAGATGACATCTCCTTCTCCGGCAGCTTCAATCACCGCTGCAAAATCACCGCATACAAACTCAGACCGCCCTTCCGCACCGAGGAAGGCTTCCATCTCCTGTAATGGGAAATACGGAGTTTTATACTTCCCATAACCGACATTGAACTCACCGGCCTGGTTGTAACGCGTCAATCCGTTAAAACAATGTCGGTTCAGGAACAAAAACGCCGCTGCGCGATGTAAATCATCATAGACTTGTTTGTTAAACGCATTCCGTACTGCCAGGTATCCTTCCTGTGTGTTGTAGTCCTGGAAGAAACGATGTGCCAGAGTGATAAGTGAATGCGCCTCGCGTTGCAGAGTCTTGTAAAAGTTAATCAGGTCAGCATTCACATCATTTAGCAGATTTTCCTGGTATCCGGCATTCATGAAGACAGCTCCGCCACCAACGAAAGGTTCAATCAGGCGCTTCCCTTCTGGCAAATAGCGAAAGATTTGTTCCAGAACACCAAATTTTCCACCAGCCCATTTGAATATGGACCGTTCGAATTCTGCCGCTGGTTTAACTTTTCGCTCTTTTGTTTCACTTCCTTCTTTCTGCCGACATACGGCCTTAGTAATCCGATCGCCAATCCAGCGCATTACTGGTATTGCCATACTATTGCCGATCGCTTTGTAACGCGGTCCGTCAGCTGCAAGCATTGCGGCCTCTTCTTCGCTTAAATCTGGATAGTGATTGTGCAGATATGCCAGTTCATCTGAATTAACTTTTTTACGCTTTTCCGTAGGGATCAACGTATGCCAATCAGGAAAACCTTGCAGCCTTTCACATTCGACAGGGGTAAGACGGCGCATTCTACCGTCGCCGAGCAATACAATTGGTGCTTCATGGTTACATGTCAAAGTTGGTGCCGAATTATCGGTTTTTATCTCAGCCCCTCCTTGCCCATGTGCCATGGCAATTATGTTTGTATCATCGCAAGTTCTGATAGCGATGTTTGAAGTATATCTGGTAGTTTCCTTCCCCTCGCCTCTGCTCGGCGCAATATTCCGGCGCACGCCTTCGAACTCAAAAAGTACCGTTGCGGGATCGAGATCTGTTCGAGCACTTGCGACAACAAACACGCGTCGGCGTCGTTGTGCCACTCCGAAGTATTGGGCATCAAGGATTCTCCAAGCCACTTTTCGCTGCGGTCCATAAATACAACCACACTGCGGCCACTTTGGAACATGGCAACCGGTTTTGCCATCCCACCGCCAGAACGCGTTGCTTTTTCCTGATTCAGGTCGATCACCTGGTTCAAATGGCACATCTTCTCCAGCCAATCCGGCAAGGAAACATCCGAAGGCGTTATCTGCCGATGACAAGACTCCTGGGACATTTTCCCAGACGATAACGGCTGGTTTGAGAAATGACTCAGCCCGTTTGTCGTCAATTGCATTTGCAAGCTCCACATACTTTAAAGTTAGCGCGCCACGCTCATCATCAAGCCCACCACGTAATCCCGCGATACTGAATGCCTGACAGTTATGGACCACCGCACCATTGAGGATATAGGAATGATCACCTTCGACTTCTATGTTGTATACAGTATCTAGGCCTACCGATTTAAACTCTTTGACTGTTCGTAAAAGCATTCCATGAGCCAATCTTGATTTACGTGACAATTTCTGCGGGCAGATTGTTACCTGATAATAATTCCGTTGATTTACCACGCGATCCTCGATCACTTTTTTGGGCTCAACTTCAATAAAGCTGACCGAAGAAACATAACCACAAGTCTGTGACAACCCCGCAACGCCCCAAGCAAGCGCAGAACTAACACTATTAATTCTAAATCCCGCTTTACCACTTGGTGTCCCATCAGTATCAAGATAGCCTTGTAAAAACACATGACGCAATGGATGCGACATCACCCATGCAGGGATACGCTTAGCATGGCTTAACTCGCCAAAATGTTCATTAAGCCAATTGGCATAACACGTATCATTCAAGGTTACTTTGATGCTCCCTCGGATTTCGCTTGCCACGGAAAATATGTTTTCTGGTATGCGGCAATGAAACTTTCTCAATTTCTGGCAATTTATGCCAAAAACAACCGCCTTCTTAGATTTACCTCTCCATCTCCTAATATATCCATCGCCAACATAAGCGCCCGCAAGATACATAGCCTGTTCTTCAGACAAGAACCGAGAACAAATATCTGGAAATGCAATATTGAAATTAGTTAGAGCGCACCATTGATATCCCGGCATATCACATGCTGCTCGCCATTCCGGTTCAGACAACAACTCTCTCTTAAAATATGTGCCATTTTTCCGGGTGTTTTGGGCTTTCCACCGAACAGCCAGGAAGGGATGGTCATTGGTTGTTCTTATACCTAAAGGCTGCCCAACGGCATTAAGTAACCCCGTATTAGCTATTTTTGAACCAACTCTTTTTACTTGTTGTAACCGCCCGAGATGACTGACTACGTAATCACCAGGGCAAACATTTTCTATTGGTTTATAGCCATTTTTACAAAGAACCATATGCCCCGCGGTAAAACATGGTGTTCCCCCGACGAGCACGTCAGGGGATTCGATTTCCCCAGCCAAGACTTTTTTGGCAAGTTTTTTCATGTCGCCAAGGTTGGCAACATGGGGCCAGCGGAGCGCAAGAACGGCCGATGGAAAAGGCTCGATTTCAGCAAACCACGCCGGACGCATACCCAACGGTTCCCAGGCAATACTCGCGGCTTCAATTCCACTGCAAACAGATCCATAGCACAGCTCTTTCACTGCTTAGCCTCTCCGCCAAGGGCATTTACCAGAGCATCAACCAGGCACGAAATTTCACTGGTCAACAGGAAGAAATCTGCGTCCAGTCGCTGCGCAACATCTTCACTATCAATATCAGAGTTCTGCTCAAGCAATTCATCCGCAAATTTGACGCTGGTAAGGCTGAAGTTATGGTCCAGTGTAAATTTAATGCGGTTCTGCCAGTCGAGTGCCAACTTAGTGACGAGCTTGCCAGCTTCCAGGTGTGTGGAAATTTCATCGCTTCCCAAATCCTGCTTTTTCACTCGGGCAATACCGCCATCCTCAAGCACTGCCTTAAGTTCTGCCGCATCCCCCATTTGAAATCCCTGTGGAGCACTACCATCACGTACCCAGTCGGTCAGCGTTAATTCAATGGGATTTTCAACACTCAGGGGAACAGCAGGAAGAGAACCCAGAGACTTACGCATAAGCGCGAGCATATCCTCTGCCTGCCGCGCGCTGGCATTGATATAGATACGTTTAGTTCGAGTAGGCAGCCTGGCGGCTGCGGCTTGTCATGGCCTGAAATTACCGTTATAAAAACAGACAATATCATTGTCTTTCAGGTAGTTATATGTCCCGTTCAGCTAAACCCCGTAAACGAAAACCTGCCCCTCAAAGAAGCAAACTTCCCCGCTATGTCGTGAAGCTTCACGACGATGACTTCTTTGACGAAGAAGACGCAGAAGCTCTGCGCTTTGATAATTTTGACGATGCCGTTGAGTGCTGCGCAGACCTGAATA